CCGCCGAACTCGTCGTGATGCAGTTGCGCTAGCTTCTCAATGTCCACACCTTGCTGTGGTGTGTTTAGTAGTTCTACTTTCACGGCGTCAACTTATCCTTGGCATGTTGACGTTTATACCAGCAATACCAAGCAACACTATCAGTACCCATATCACGATGATTACCGTGATAATGCCCATCAACACACGGATGATAGTGTTGAACGGTTCGCCTAATGATATGAGAGCTAACAACTGCTGCGCTCCCCACCATATCGCGCCGAGGATAATGAGTACGAAGATCAGTCCTATGATAGTACCGATCATGTTACTTACTCCTTGCTGCTTTGCGCTTCACACTGTAGGCAATAGCAACAGCTTGCTTCTGCGGCTTGCCAGCTTTGCGCTCAGCACGTATATTCGACTTGAACGCAGCTTTACTCGTTGATTTCTTCAACGGCATCTACTCTCACCTCCTTTTCGGTCCCGCTTGACCTGCACCGGGTGCGTAGTACCAACCTTCGTCAGTGTTAACGCCCCAACCACCACTCTCAGGTGCCTTCTTGACAGTGATAGTGATACCAACACCTGTTTCTTCAACAGGAGGTGGTTCTTCAATAGGAGGAAGTACGATAGGATGCTCAGGGTGTGCATCACCGGGACGACCTCCCGGCATTGGACCACCACCAACTTGAAGACCAGTGATCCACGCATAGCCAACTATCGTTGCTGGATATGGGTCGATGCTCTTGTCACGTGGGTAGATGATAACTTGCATTGAGACAGGTACTTGAGCCATTATGCAACTCCTTCATTTCTGTTGTAGGTATAAGGGAAGATCACGTGTACTTCGTCGTCAGTTTCTATCATCAACTCCTTCATCAGCCCCGAACTTATGTCGGCTACTCTGCCTGTGTCTTTGTGTGGTCCCCAATCAGCAGGGAACGCACGTAGTATGACGCCAGTCTTAGGTGCGCGTACTAGTGCTGTTTGTGTCAACAACATCTCACGAGGTGTTACATCGTAGTCCCATCGACAAGCGATGTAGTGCACACGTGGGTTGAGCCTACGAGCTAGACCTGTGGTGTTAGGCGGTTGGTGTGTTAAGAACAAGAACGGCGCGTCTTCTACATCGTATATGAATGCGAGTGGTTCATCAGGACTGACGCCTTCATCCATAGGTCCACCGAACCAGCTAACATTGCCATGTAGTTCTAACAACATAACTAACGCCCCTCTCGCAACTTCTCACGAACTCGCTCAGGTGTCTCTTTTACACACAAGCCTATACCACTTAAACGAATAGCAGCGCCATGCGGATTGTGGCAGTGTGAGTGCATTGCTGGCCTGATTGCTTGCACTGCTGTACTCTCGACCCAGATAGGAGAGCCGTCGAGTTGTGTGAGCATGATGAGTGTGAGTATCATGTCATCTTTTTGTTAACGAAGTCTGCAAGTGCTAACGGCGGTTGTCCTTCCAGAGTGCGCAAACGGTTCTCATGGTCGTACAGCACCGTCGCTTCCTGTGATGCGTGCGGTGGCGTTGGTTCAGGTGGCGTGTAAGGATCGGGCACACCGCCGTCTGCGAGCCATTGCTCATAGTTGGCACGGTCGCGGTTGGCCGGATCATTGGGAATTGACGCGCCATCCTCGGTGCGGACGACAACATCAGTTGCGGTGAGTTGATAGTCTGCCATCACAACCTCGCATCACAAACTATGCCACCCGCTGCGTAAGCTGCCCCCGTTGCCGTTGCAGTTGCTTGCATTGTAATAGAGCCATTTGTTATCGACCCCGCCACAATTCCACCTGCGTTGCTGGATGACCAACCGGGAAGCGTTACGGTTGGCGCTGCTCGCATTGGTGAAAAAAGGAATGGTCCATAAATTGCCCCGCCTGCTACATTGTATCCAGAAAGAACAAAATTATTTGTCTGCCAGTATCGCCTGCACGTCATCAACTCTTGGTCGTAAGGCCGCATGATGTATGGCGAACGCGCAGCACTCGATGCTTCATTGCCGGGAAGCACGATGACGCCTGTGATCTGGAATGTGTCGCTGGTCGCGGCACCGCCGTTGATGGTCCCTGTAGCGCCAAACGCGTTGTTTGCTGCCCAGACGCCAGCAGGAATTTGATACGTCGTTCCGGCTGCAACGGCGATACGCAGCGCGAGTCCAATACTGTTACCTTGTGTCCAAGTACCAGTTACGTCACCCGGTATAGTCGTGGTTTTGTATTCCCAAGTATCGGCGGCGCTGACAGCAAACGAGAACACATAAACGCGATTGTTGGCTCCATTCGCTACGTTGCCGGAATATGAACCAGTGCGATGTGCCTTGACCCAGAAACCGATAGTTATTGGAGAAGCTACGGCGCTGCCAAACCACAATCGAGCAGTTCGATAACCTTCAATCGGATGATATATCTGAATGTAATCACCCGCACCTATTGACGCGATTGCGGTAGTAACATTGACCTTCAATGAACTGGTAAGGCCGACAGGACCATCGGCCACCTGCTGTGCCGACACCACAAAACCGCCTGTATAAACTAACCATCCATCGACAATATAACCAGATGCCGGAGTGACGAGCGCGCCGCCCTTTTCCTGACTAACCTCCATCGCGCCGTTAATCTGCAAACCGCTGTACGCCATCGCATCAAACGGCGCGGCATAAGTAACGACGCCAGATGTGACTGCATTCGCCACAAATGCAGTCGTTGCAATGGTGGTGTCATTATCACCAGCACTAGGTGTTGGTGCTTTAGGATCACCAGTGAATGTCGGGCTGGCTATTGGAGCTTTGAGAGCATCTTGGGCATTAACATATGTTATGTCGGCTTTCAGTGCGTCCTGATTATCGACGTACGTCTTGATACTAGTCTGCAACGCAGCATCAGCAGCGGTGACGAATGCTGTAGTTGCTATACTAGTGTCGTTATCTCCTGCAGTTGGAGTTGGCGCAGTAGGATTACCAGTGAACACTGGTGAAGCTAGTGGAGCCTTTGTGTCAATGTTTGCTTGTAGAGCAGCACCAGCACTATCGACGTATTCTTTGCGCGTGGCATGATTGGGTATAGTAGCTGGACTACTAAGCACAACTTGCACAAATGACGGTGTGTCGGTAGGACCAACACCAATGTTGTCAGCAGCAGCTACAGGGTCAGCAACATCGCTGAGGTTATTAGTACTCAGCATATCGCCTGCACCACTACCTGCTGTGCCGGCATTGCCTGTGCGTGTGAATGCTACAGCGAGATTATCGCCGTCAGCCAGAGAACCACCATGCGCGATGTACTTGACAGTTACAGATTGCCAAGTGCCGTTGTCAACGACAGGACCGTTAACGTCAAACACTAAGAAGTTCTCAGGCGAGGCAGCATTACGCACGTAGATACTACCACGTGATGTTAGATTAGTACTATCATCCCAAGTGATAACCCAACCTGACACATTAGGATTGCCAAAGTCAGCACTCTGCGCACTTAGCATCAACTGCGTGATGTTAATAAGAGTAGCGTTGTTGAAGCGTACTTCGCCCATGCCGGGGTCGGCTGCAACTGTAGAAGCGTCGAAATTCCATCTGAATGCACTCTGCGCAGTTACAGCTAAACTAGCTGCTTGCTCTGCTACATCAGCACTAGTTGCTGCCTCTGCCGCACTAGCTGCAGCAGCGGCGGCGCTGTTAGCTGCATTCGTCGCTGCAGCTTCAGTGTCTAGTACTACATTGGTAGCATCAAAGACTGTTACCCAAAACACGTCGTCGGGAGGGAAGGTAGTGCTAGATGTATGTGATACGACGCACAGGTGATAGTGATATTCGCCAGTTACAACTATATCACCTAGCGCGTACACAGCACCAGCTAGCCAATCACCTCTAAACAGAGGCACACCTAGTATCTGTATAGTCCAATAACTAGGATTAGCTAAACGGTCTGCAGCGAATGTGCCAGTAGCAGCACTCGTATGAGTTACAAGGCATCTATACAGTTGTGATGTTTCGGCTTCAAATACTCTATCACCTACTACATACTGAATAGAGTTCTGCCACTCACCGCGTACAGGTGGAGTGCCTAGTTGTAAGAACATTGCATCGACTTGCGACCAGTTAGCATACTCAAGTGTATGCCAACGCGGTGTGTCGAAGTTTACGAGTTTGAAATTGTAGTTAGGAGTATAACCGCGTATATTAGCAACCATCACAGCCACCTATTGTAAGTGGCTATAAAGCCGTCAGCATATATAAGATTATATATATATACTAGCATCGCCCGCTTCGCGTGCGATGCCTCGCCGTTTGTATGTATATAAGTATCAAATAGCACATTTTCGGGCATTTGTCAACCCCTTACATAGTACAATCTACTAGCCGCCTACTAGCCGCGCACTACGCTTCCTTTCTGATACAGGAAGCTGTAAGCGCTAACTGACAGCGATTGTGTACTCTCTCCGCTTGTACGTACTTTAAGCAGTTTGCACTTAACTGGCATCTGCCATAGCTTCTGTTCACGTGTTCTACGTCCTGCGCCGTATACTTGTTGACCTGCACCATACGCGCCAGCTTCATTCGGCACGAAGGTGATAGAGCGTGCAGGAGTTAGTTGTCCTGTCGCTGCATCTCTGTATATGTTGTCAGAGAACAACTCGACTGTAAATTGTGCTTGACCATTAGCATCGGCATGTACGAAGCGCAGTGCCTTGGTATGTTGTCTAGCACCGAAATCACTCCACGGCAGTTCCCACGTGAAGCTGATAGGTTCACCTTTGTATTCTTCCCAACTATCAGGTTCTAGCTCACGAGCAGTTTGGAAGTCTGCTGCTGTTGTTGTTACATCTGCTAGACACTTGTACACTAGCCCATCATGGCTATCGAACACGCGGTCTTTGGTGTGATATGTCTGTCCACTTGTCCACGAAACGAAGTCGTACATGCCATACCAGTCAGCGTACACAGGGTTCTCAGGTGAACCATAGCGCATCATGTAGCCGTCAGGTGTGAACAAGAATGCGCGACCTTCTAGCGTACCGCAGCCGCAGTTGAACCGCAGATACTCCTTAGTCTTGAAGCGTGACCATGCAAACAGCTTCAACTGTGGTACGTAATGGTAGATGTAACCAACGGAGCCGTCGATGACTGGTTGTATAGTGACAATGTTGCCGCCGCCACTTGTGTTAGTACTCGTCGTCGTTGGTAATTGTGCATCTATCTCTATGAGTAAGTAGTTCTCACTCAACACTCCTAGGACTTTGCGTGTGCCGTTGATTTGTTCTGGCAAGATTGTGCTAAACCCTGTAGCACCTGCTATAACTACAAAGTCACCCTGCTCCAACAAGTGCGCATCGTGGCGCAGTATTAATGAATACTGTGTGAACTCATGATTAGCCATGTCTAGGTCAAAGTAGAACGGATCATCTGTCAACTTGCGTACATCTTGCGTGTCGAACTTAGGCAAATAGAAGTGCACTGTCTTGTTCTTACCATCGTAGAAGCCAAACGCCTTCAAGCGCATAGTGTCCTTACGCATACGCCCAATGTGTCTACTCAACATCGTTTCGACGTAGTTACTCACACGTTCAGGTACGACTGCGTTGCTGAGTGCTGACAACTTAGCACTAGGCACACCGTTGAAGTCCAACATGAACACATCGCTGCCTATCTCTACTATCGAACGGGGTGCATTGGAGCCGAAGCCGTTTAAGGTGTCGATGGGTTGTGGGTCGTGCTGACCTGCATCGTTGTACAGACCGAGCTTCATCATCGTTGTCGAGTTAGGAGAGATAACCAGCAGTGCGTCTTTGATCGTAGCAAACCCACGCACTGTTTGCTCAGGACTAGCAGCAATCTTAGACATGTCAATGTCAACAGCGTCGTTAGGATTAGGACTATCGCTGTAGACCATCGAAGTGTCTTTGGCCGCTATGCGTATCTCTGTTGTGTGTGTTGGATACTGTGATGGGTCGGTGTCGTGTACAGTGAAGAACCTGAATGCTGACTTGCAAGCGTCGAATGCTGGCACCTTGTCATTACTAAACGAGTTGCCGGGGTCTACTAGGTACAACACCCACTGCGTTGCATCTGTACGTGTGAAGTCTATACTCAGCGGCTTATCATGTCCGTTGCTACAGATCAACTCTTTGCCGAATATGTCATGTGCAATAAAGTCAGTATAACTCCAACCAATAGGTGCACCGGGAAGTGCTGCAGCTACCTTCTGGCTCCATATACGTTGTATAGTCTTTGTGCGGTCGATTGTCAGTATCTCACCAGCACTAGTCCACAGCAGTACGACATTAGCGAAGTAGCGACATTCAACAGGCTCACCACCTAGTGCATGTGTGTCACGTGTCCAGTGTAGAGGGAATGCACTGCTAACACCCGTAGCTGTTGCTTTACCACTTACAACTATCTCAAACGTGTTGGCATCTACTACACGACGAATGCCGTGAGTTCTGTTAAGCATCTCAGCAGTGATACCATTGAAGCTGCCACCTATGCCTACAATAGTAATGTGATCGCCAGCTACAAAAGGATGCGCAGTGAATAGAACAGAAACAACGCGGCTGTCTAGTGTAGTAGCTATTCCTGCTGCTGCTACTGTGCCACTGCTCTCTACACCTTGTTTCAACTTCAACCACATCTCATAACCGAAGCGTGGACCTGCACGGCGGTCGGTGTATGTAACCATGTTGTCGAAGACTGGTGAGAACTTGCTAGTTAAGTTCTGCTCACTGTCAACTACGTTCAACCCACCACCGAAGTCACGGATAGTAGTGTTGTTGAGCTTCGGTGTAGGCCGCGGCTGCTTCGGTCTGCCTAATGGCTTGAGCCGCGTAAGCATCTGTACCATAGTCAGGTCCACCTGTTGACAGTGCTTCGGGACGACATAACAGTATCAAGTGGAATGTTGAAAGTCTGCCGATTGAACTGACTGAGTGCATCCTGAAACAGGATGCGAAACTTGTCGCTAGCGCCGGGATTTGTGCCATCATCTTCAAGTACGTCCCAACATGTGCCTAACATCAACAACTGCGTATCCATGAATATCTCATCGCTGTCTTCTTCAAAGTCGTCAGGCTTGGTGCGATATGTCACATACACCTTGCCAACTGTATTAGCTGGTAGTACTCTAAACCACTTCGTCTTGTTGTTACCGAGTGGTCGTATGCTAGGGTAGTTAATGTCAATGTCCCGCGCATTCATTGGTGCTATTGGCAGCGGCTTGTGCGAGCCTTCCCAAAACACACTGTGTAGATCGCGCCAATCTTTTAGCTTGTCATCTAGGGCATCTGTAATGGTGCCAGTGACGCCATCGAGTGTGTGCGGCTCTTGGTACGTAGTGTAGTCAGGTAGCCAGTACTCACGAAAGATCATGTCGAACTTATGCTGTACTGCTAGCTGTATGCGTGGTTCTGCGTATATCTGCGCGTCAAGGCCCTCCACGAGCGCCAAGCGCTGCAACACCTTTGTAACAATGTCACCGAATGTAATCATTGCAAGCTCCCCGAAGTATACACGAGCGGCCTGTGTGGTGGACTAACCACACAGACCACTCATGCCCGCACCCTCAGAACTACGCAATCACGTGGGCCGCACCATGTAGATTGTTGCGGTCTACTACGCAGGTGAACCTGTAGCTACGCACACCATCGGGAGCTAGGTTAGGTGTGTAGGTGCCACGAGGATCACCACTAGTAAGTGTCTGTGGAGATACACCAGCTACAAGCGCACCTGCAGTTGGCGTTACATCGCTTGTCAACTCACTGAGTATCGTCGTGCCAAGTACTTTATAAGGCACTCCTAACACAGCGCCGTAGCCGACATTGATAGTTGTACCTGCAGTCAAGCCATATGCCACACTCACAATGTCGGCAAACATCTTCTTGCCGACAACAGGTGTAGCACCTGTGAGTGTGAAGCTCTCCTTCATAGCTTGACCGAGATAGTCAAAGCCGTACACAGTGACGTTAGATGTAGCAGCACCGCTAGCTACAACTGTCACGTTACGGCCATATCGGCCCATCACGCTAGGACTGAAACCGACCACTGGCGACGAAGTGCCAGCAGCAGCGATTGACTGTGCATTCAAGATACCTGTAGCAAGCGCTGCAACAGGTGCAGGAATGTCAACAGTAGTAAGCCCATCGACGCCTACATCAGCCGCGTAGCAACACGCTTCTACACGGTTGTTGATGCGACGCATACCGGGGATAGCAACTTGTACCGCCATGTGTCTATTCCTCTACTTGCTCTGGCTCTTTGCTCGCAAGCAACTTCTCTACTAGCGACGGGTCGCTTTCAACAAGCCGCGTGAGAACATCGAGCGCTGTCTTTTGTTTGTCTGACAATGCAGCATTCATCTGCTGCATTCCTACTGGTGTATCGTCACCGCCTTCGATCAACATGGGAACAAGGTTACGGTCGAGCTTCAAACGCACAACATCTTCGTGCGACAGAAATACGCTATCACCACGCAAAGTGCGAACCATGTAGCCTTCAACCTCTACATCGGTAGGCACAATGCGGAAGCCTATCTCATCTTTCACAGTGCGATTGACTACAGTCTTACGCTTCATAGGCTCTATAGTGTATGCAGGAACGGGCTTCTTACGCTCGTCCATGCTATATGCTGCGCGCTTCTCTTGGAAGCTCACCGTTGAGGGCGTTTCAGCCATTGCTTGCTCCTATGCTATACAGTGTATAGCGTTGTGGTTAATCGTTGACGACTGCGTGTGTGCGGTATTGCTTCCACGTGCAGAATTGACATTGCGTGATGACACGCTGGCCGTAGCCGTCGATTGTCCACGGTGCTGTCAAGTCAACATTCTTCATGTTGTTGTCACCGAGGATGTGTAGACGGAGGTAGGTGTCATTCAGGAAGTATGCACGATCAACTGGACAGCTTTCATCGTAGATGATCGGCACACCATTGTGACTGACACCATCAAAGCCAAGGTCCATCATGCGCTTGCCGCTGCTGGTGTTGGTAAGTGGTATGGTAAGCTTGCTACGAACAGCAGCACGATACAGGCGGTAGTGATTACGACCAGCAATGATGACTTTGGGGCGCTCTGTCCCTTGTTTAAGGTCGAGCAATACATCGTCATATGCTTCTTCAATGTTGGTGCTGTTGAGAGTACCAGCAAAGTCATACGACGAAGGTCGCCACTGCACTTCCAACGCACGATCCACACCGGCAAGAGAGCCAGTAGTAGGATCGTCAGGTATAAGGAGTGCAAGACCATTAGGATCATTGCCGCCACCCAAGCCGTAGAGGTAGCCTGAGAACTTCTCTTTGATGCTAAGCTCAAGAGCCTCAAGTTTGCCCTGAAGCAGCTTAACTGCAGCTTGCTCACCTTTGTTCTCGTCTTCCTCTTGGTTAGAGATGATGACTGTGCCAGCTATACGTGACCAGCGATACTCAAGTTTGATGAACTCTTGAGTTTGCTGCACTGGTAAGCTGTCATAGTACTGATAGCTGCCCACTGTCGGATTTCTGCCGGTCAACAGTGGATTAGTGATGTTGTAACCGCTGCTTTCATTCTCAATGCGGTCACGTGCGAAGCACCACGCCATGAGCGCGTTGCTCTGCATAGCTGCTACAATGAGCTTCTTACGCGAGCGCTCGATTGTAGTAGCAAGTACGTTTTGGAGTACAGGCATTGTGTCTGTGTCCTACTTGTTGTTGAGTTCTGTGAAGACCGCTGCAGCAATGTCACGCCACGGTGCATTGCTCTTGAAGTCTGCACGCGAATTTGTAGTGCTTTGAGTAGGAACGTCGCTTACTCCACGCATACTGCCGGGAGTTGACCTACTTCTACCATTGCCGCCACGTTGGCGCTTCATAGCAGCCTCGATCTGTGGTCGGAGTGGTGTTGTAAAGTCGAAGCCTCTGCGTTCTACCCAACTGCGAAGCTCAAAGTATGCACGCTCTGGCGTCAAGCCATGTTGTGCTACTAAGTTGCTGATTTCCACACCATGTGTCTCAGCATGGGGATGACTAGCAACAAATTCCTCCATCTGCACTTGCGCAGTTTCAGCAATTTGTGCTTGTCGCTGTTGCTGTTGCGTTTGCCGCTCTAGCGGGCCTAGTCTACGGTCAAGTTCATTGGTAATGACACGAGCATTGATGCTAGGAACAGCGTCATTACCAAACAACTGCTCCATTGTCACGCCTGTCGATAGCACACGCGCTACTATGTCGCGCACTGCCATGATAGGGTCTTTCTCAGCCATAGCACGTAGCTGTAGCGCTTCCTGTGCCATCTGTGGCGACAGGTTGTTCTGCTTCATTACATCGTCTAACACTTTGTACTGCTGGAAGTGGGTTTGCATCTGCCTGAGTTGACGAGATGCTTGGTTAGCTGCGTACTGTGCTCTGTTGAGGTTGTACGCAAGTTGCTTCTCTCGCCTAGTCGCTGCAACCACTTGCCCATCTTTACCAAGAAGTTCTCCTTTAGGCCCTTTCTTGGGTTTTTCAGGGAATAGCTGTTCTCCATCACCTCTTGACTTGCCTCTATGTACGTCTGATCCAGTTTCTCCCTCTCCCTCAGACTGCGGAAGTCTATGCCCATCACTCTCTCCCTGTTGTTGCTCTAACGGCAACTCTTGCTGTTGTTGTCCTTCATCGCTGCCACTGCTGTCACCTTCAGGCACAGCGGGTTGTTGATCTTGAATGCCGAAGCTGTTGCCAACTGCATCCATCAGGTCTTCTTGTTCTTTGGGCATTGTAGCCTCCTATACTGCACACGCTGTGCACTAAGCCGCAGCACCTTGCTGCATTTGTTGTATCAACTGCGATGCTATGTCAGCAACACTACGGCCACGAGCGAGTTGTACGCCGAGATGTTGTTTCAGTTCAGGCGGTAGACCGTCGATTAGGCGAGCTACCTCCTGTACGATTGATGCAATGTCGTCAATCTGTGGTCCACTAGCACCTTGACTGCCACCGCCGCCTTGACCACCACCAGCACCTTGCGGAGCGCCTTGTTGTCCACCTTGTGCAGCCATAGCACGTTCGTGCATACGTTGCATCATGGCCTCTTTACCTTGCGCGTCCTGTTGTTGTGCTTGTTCTTCACCGGGAGCAGGTCCACTTGTCTCTTTGATGATGCCTTTGTAGATTAGCTCCCAATCTGTCTGACTTATGACAGCATTATCGAATGCTGTTGCTAGAACCTTGAGAGCAACTACCGCTGCAATGGGTGTCGCACGAGTGAATTGACCGATGATCTGCGAAATTTGCAGTGCTTGCTCCTTTTTCGCCCTAGAAGTAGGTTTGAGAGTGCTACCACCCACAACACGAGGCGTGAATGTCGTCCGAATTGAATTTGCATCCATCTTCTCCCAAGTTGACGCCATTTCATCACCGAGTAGTGTAGCAACTTCCTCTTTTTCCATGAATTGCAGGCACATTTGTGCTACTAGCCACAGAACTGTGCCTACGCTGTCTTCAATAGCGTCCATCTTCTCATCAGCGCGTGTCTGTGTTTGGCTCTCGTAGCTCTCTATTGCTCTGTTGGTGGTGTTTGTCTTGTACTCGACACCACGTTGGACGCTGGTGACACCGGAGAGGCGGTCAATGGCCTCAAGAACAGGCTTCTTGTCAAAGAATTTGATGGCGTCGGCACTAGGTGGTAGTAATGGGCCGAGTACATCACCGAGCTTCTTGCCCTCTGGCAAATCCAAGCCGATTGTATTACTATCGAGTGTGCCAGAGATAAGACTTTCGAGTACGTCTGCGCTCTTGAGTGCGTTCTTGTCATATGCTACCTTACCTGCAGCGAAGCGACGTACTTTAGACCACTCATTGTTGATGATGTTTATGTCATCCTGTTGATCTAGATAGTAGGTAACTTCGCCCTTCGCGTACATAGTGATTGGATCAGTGTGGAACTCCATTGGCACCACACTAAAGAACTGGTCAAGTGAATAAGGATCATCCCATACCCACAGAGGATAGCACCAGTCATTGCAGTTGTATAGTTCAACTCGTCTTGTGACCTTATCCCATACATAGCACACCTTTGTCATCTGTGCTGCGAGGAAGCTGCGTTGGTCGCTGTAGCCGTACTTGGCATATTCGCTAGTGCTGTAGCTGAATAGCTGGAAGTTGTCTGTCTGACCACGTTCGCCTTGATCTGGACTGACACCAGCTTTGATGACGTTGGTAGGACTAAAGACGCTCTCCCACTCATCGCTGTTAGGCTTCTTGCGTCCGTACTTAGCACGCAGTAGTGATGTGTACATCAAGTCTTCAATCATGACCCAATTACACGTGCCACTAAGGTCTAAGTCGGTAGCTGTTGGATCGACTATTACTTGGTCTGGACGGCGTACTTTCACCCACGGACCACTAGGTGTGAGCATGTCAATGGTTTCTTCCAACGCTAGCAGCTTGCCTTCGCACTCCTTAATGTCCTTCTGCGACTTGGCTTGCTCTAGCTCAGCACTGAGTTTCTTGACTTCCTCTAGTGCTGCCTCACTGCTCTGCTCACGTAGTGTGTAACCACACTCGAACCAGCCTACATTGGTGAGTGTAGTGCTGACGATGTTGCGCTTGACCTTGCGTTTGAGGTTGAGGCCGGGAGATGTTTTCTTAGCGGCGAGTACGTTGACTAGCTTCTCAAGTGTGCGCTGGCGTGGTTCATCTGCTTTGTCTTCACTAGTAAACTCGGCCTCCGGGTTTTTAGTGAATAGCATAGGAACGAGAGCGCTGACGTTCGCAAATACCAAGTTCTCAGTGCTGTCAAACGTACCTTGGAGGGGTTTACCGGCTGTACTATCTTCCTCAGTTCGTGATGGAGCATTAGTACGGGTATGGTCATGTCTGTAGTACCTATACGCCTCCGACCACGCATCTGTGTTCTTGCTCATTGCAGACTTGCCCTGATCGTAGCGCGAACGCCACAACGGGCCACGATGCTTAGAGACAGGTATCTTGCTTTCACCTATGACACGATACATAGGCTGGTCATCTACTACAGCATTAGGATCGGCTGTGACACCTTCATAGGTGTTGTAGTCGGTAGCAGGTTCCGCGGGCGGAGGATTGCCGTAGTCGTCAGCCATTAGACAAACCCTTTGTCAGTAGCAAGCCACATAGGCATTGTGAATGTGCCATCGTTGTTGTCTTCAACTTGCGACTTTGGCACCCACGCAGTTGTCTTACCATCGTACAAGCGTAGTGCTTTCTCTGTCTCGCCACGTACTTCTGCAGCCATGTCGAACAGTTCACGCTTAGTTGACTTTGTATTAGCCATAGCGATGTGCTCTTGGGTTCTCAGCGCTGCGGTCTTTCTCTTGCCACAGCATCCACGAAGGTACACGCTCATTCGCAGGGATTGCGTACTTGCCTATATCTGGCATCTCACTGAGTAAGTACTTAGTCATGTCCATCGCATGATCGTTGCGATCTGTTGGTTTGTCTATACGCTCGCCACTAGTAGACTGCTGCCAGAAGTATCCTGCAATCTCGTCTGTCCACCAATCGAGCTTTGCGTTAACGAGCAAGCGCGGGGAGCCAGCCACACGGCGAATAGGATGAAGCAGGCGATGATTAAGATTAAGATAGCTTCCGACCTTAATAATCCCATTCGCCACATCGTTGTTTCCACGACGCATACGTATGTCGTCGTCTTTGAACATGTCAGCTATCGTCTTCCCCACGGTGCGTTTGTTAACGGTCCTACGTCCGAAGATGGATGGATCGGCGTTGATCTTGTGCATGTCGTCAAGTTCAGCACTCCAATCGGCACGTATACGCCGTATAGCACTAACTTGTTGGTCGATTGACATTTCCTTTTGGTAGAAGCCATCACATAGTATGACATGCTGCTCAGGTGTAACGAACGCAAGACCGTAGCAACTAGGCTGCGCTTGACCATAGTCGTAGCCTTCTATCCACGTGGGATGGTAGTGTGTCTCTACATACGCATCCAACAGAGCGTGTATGTCGCCTTCCTGCAGTAGATGTACAGACGTATCGTATTGGGGGTACACCAAACCCTCATACGCAACCCACCGTCCGAGCAAGAAACGATCACGTTGCTGCCCTTGATACATCGTTTCAAGGGTTTGGATGAAGTCACCGCCTTCAGCTTCATGCACATGGCGTA